ATGAGCGTACATATTTTTATCCCAGTAAGCATACTCTAATTTTCTCGTATCATAGATTTCATTTACATTATGAAGGATTGGATAGGTAATTGCAGTTGGGACAAAAGGATTGTCTTCCATGTGGACATCAAAATAATAAACTGGTCGATAATCAAAACAAGGAGCATCTAAATCATCTCTATAAATAACCTGAGTAGCTACAGTTCCAATAAGCCTTGTCATTTTTTCGATGTGTTTCATTCGTGCATCTTTCTTGACGGTCAATGCTTCATAAGAGGAGTTTACATTTCTATTTGCGCCAACATTATAAATCCTTGACATCTTATTTATAAATCTCTTGGTGAAGTTTGCACTATAAACAGGAATCTCCCTAAAAGCATCAGCATCAAAGAACCCCTGTATGTATTTTTGAGTCTCTGTGCCTGAGTAATAGTCTATAAGCTTATAAATCTCTTTTCTTCTAGCCTGTGCGTGTACAAGCTTTAAATCTTTTATCGATTCTGCTATAATTTGTTCTACTGTAGTCATTATCTAGTCCTCATGATTAATTTATTTCGTTTAATTGGAAATTGATTTATAAAAAAATACCTGAGCATATCACAGCCATGGTCATGTCTGCCGTCTTTAAGTGGGTCAGGTTTTAAGTCTTTGTTTTCGATAGCTTCTGGATAACGATAGTTTTCCAAATCCTCAGCCAATCCCTTGCATTTATAATCCAAATGTAAATAGCGATTGCTGTTGGCGTTTTCAATATATCCTCTAATGTGGCTAATCCCTGAAGCAATGTTTCTTGAAGTTTTATCTCTGATAGACCTAACATTAATTCCGTTCCTTCTAAATATCTCTATATCTCCCAGTCCAGACTGTCCTTGAGCTTGCATCCCTGCTGGGTCTCCATAATAAGCTCTAACTGGATAATTCTTTGCTTTTATCTTATTGATAAGCTCATCCGTCTTAATATTTTTCTTATGTATAATCTCGTCAATAACATTTATATGCCATTCTCCTTCTATTCTATGTATTTGAAACCAGCCGACTGCTGGCATCCTATAACCAAAGTCTATTGAGCAGTAAGTTGGGAAATTAGAATTGTAAGGATAATCCCCAACATCTTTATTCCTATCAAATGGATAAACCTTGCCTTCAAAGGAAGTAAATGCGCTGCAAAATTCCTGTTCAAACATTTCCTTTGACATATTTCTTTTTCTCTCTATGAGAAAGGCATCTTCTTCGCCTTCAGGAAACGCATATTGATTCTCCCATGATGGAGCTTGATGCGATTCCCATAATTCATCGGACTTACCTAATAAATATAAATCATAAATCCAGTTGAATCCTTGTGGGGTAGTAATAAAAACACACTTACTGTCTTTTTTATCGGCTAAGGTCGGAGAAAGATACATTTCCCATATCTTTTTCTTTATCTTAGCAGCCTCATCGATAATAAGTAGATCAAGACCAGCTCCCACTAAAGAATCTGGGTTATCTGCTGACTTAGCTTCTACAACGCTACCCCATTTGAAGCGTATGTATCGTTCTTTCTCTGAGGCTCTATCAATATCATTTGCCTTACCGATAACCATTCGCTTCCAAACTTCTCGAAACATAATGTCTGCTTTGTCATAGGAAAGTCCAACGAGCCATATTCTTTTATCTGGTTGGGAAGCATAATAAGTCGCTTCCATAGCTGCTGCTGTAGACTTACCAAACCTACGCCCACAAACCATAACAAAAAACCTTGATTTCTCTTTGGTAGGGAAATGCAATTTGATTTGACCATTATGGGGCTTGTAATCCATAAAATCAAACCATTTTTCTTTAAAATTTACGAGATTATCATTAAATGTTTGCATTTATAACCCAATGTAATATAAGTTACGCAATAGGATATATACAAGATATTGTATGTTTGACCTAAAAAAAACACTATATATGGAGGCAGTATGTCACAAGAAAATAGTCAGGAAGTTAGCGAAACAGCAAGTGAGCAACCTACCACAGAAACAACTGATAGTTCGACCGATGTTAGTTCGTTAGTAGCAGAAAGTAAAAAGTATCGTAAAAGGTCGCAGGATGCTGAGGCACGATTAGCTGAGCTTGAAAAGAAACTTGCTAGTGCAGAAGAAGTAAAAATGATCCAAGAAGGTAAAAAAGATGAATTGATTGCAAAATATCAATCTGATAATGAGCAATTAACTGCAACTGCACAGAAGTGGAACAAGTATGAGGAAAATCGCAGAAACACTTTATTAGAATCAGCCCCTGAAGAAGAGAGAGAAAGATTAGCAAGTTTGGATCTTGATACTCTCGAATATGTAACTAATAAAATTAATAATGTTAAAGCCAATGCTCCAGAAGTCGCTGGTAATCCAAGAACAACAGTTCCTAAAAAGAAGTTTTCTGATATGACAGCCGATGAGAAAAGAGATAATTGGGAAAACATTATACAAAGCTACAAACCGTAGCAATTGGAGAAATAAATGTTTTTTAATAATTTTAATCCTATAAATGGACATGAGTCGCATTTATTGCAAATGGCTCTAACAGATCCTTCAGATGTTAATGTTCTGGCTGGTGGTTCTGCTGGGTCAATATCGCAGAATATCGCCGACCAATTTGTTCCTGAGGTTTGGGGAGATGCTATTTTGTCAGTATTTCAACAAACAATAATGATGAATAGCTTGGGGATAAATTTATCTTCAAATGTATCAAGTGCAGGAGATGTAATTCATCTACCACACATTGGTACTCCTGCCCTACAAGCAGTTACTCATGGTGAGGAAATTGCAGTAGATATTTCAGGAAGTGACACTTCTGCTCAAACTGATTTAACAATAGATCAGTATAATGTTTCTTCTGTGTATGTACCTGACATCACAAGAGTTCAATCAAGTTATGATCTTATGAGTATTTATGTTAAACAATTAGCATATGCCAATGCAAGGGGTTTTGATAATTTCCTACACTATCAAGTAGCAAATAACTTTAAAGGGTTATTTAGAAGTGCTACTGGTGCTGTTGGTGCAGATCCTAACACTTCAATGCATGTTGTAACCACAGGATCAGTTCTTGGTCAAGCTAATTTAACTTCTTTGATGGCATTAATACTTGGTGAAACAGGTTCAACTGATGGTTGGCATCTTGTTTTATCGCCTGATATGTATTCAAGTTTAAATGCTTTAACAGATTATGCACAAGGGACACAAGCTACTCTTGGTGAAAGCTTTGGTAGAACAGGTAATGCTGGGGCTATTCTTGGCATGCCTGTTTGGATTGCTCAATCACCTTATATGGGTTCTGCTGGTGGTGGGACAGATGTTGCTGCTGTTGAAGGCAAAGGCATTTTATCAGTTCAAGCTCTTGATTCAGATGCAGCACAGCAAGAAGATATAGTATATGGATATGCAATACATGAAAGTGCATTGTATTATGCGTTTTCAAAACAAGCAAAAATAACTGCTTCTTATAGACACGCATATTTATCTACACTTGTCACTTGCGAATCTGCTTATGGTGGTGCGTTTAGAAACACCGATGCTGATGGCAATAGAAGATGTTTTGCGCTTATTGATTATAAGGCAGCATAAATCATAATTAACATCGAGTTAATTAATTATAGGGGGTGGGTTACTGCCCCCTATATAAAGGAGAGTTATGGCAGTAGAATATAGATATTACAAAAATAGAAGAAATGCAATCCATAGGCGATCCGAATCTTGGTTTGATTCTGCTGAAAAAGAAAAAATATACGAAGAAAATTTTATAAGAATTAAAGGCGAGGATGATTTAAGTGCTTATATTAAACCAAAGCCTAAACCGAAACCTAAGCCTAAAGCTAAAAAGAAAAAATGAGAGATTTAGATAATCTCAAAGAAATGATAGCAAAGCACGAAGGTTATGAACCTCGTGTATATAAATGTACCAATGGTTATGATACCATTGGTTATGGGTTTGCAATAAAAGATTTATATATGGATGAAGAGATTGCGAACCTGATCCTCGACAAAAAGATTCGAGGTTTATTAGCCAGAATAGAAGGAAATGACGACTGGGATTCATGGTTCTTTGATAAACCAGAGATAGTCCAGGATGTGCTAGTCGATATGATTTTCCAAATAGGATTCTCTGGCGTACGAAAATTTAAAAAAACAATACAATACATAAAAGATGATAACTTTTTGTTGGCTAGTGAGGAGATGCTCGATAGTAAATGGGCAAGGTCAGATAGTCCTAATAGGGCTAAAGAGTTAAGCGACATTATAAAGTCGCAATAACAACAAGCCAAAGGGGGTGAATGGTAGACCCTAAGAAGTTAGTTTGTCCAAGTTGCTATAGTATCGGATTAACCAAGCAAGGTTTTGATGAATACAAGAGGCAACGATATGGGTGTCGATCCTGCATATCTAAAACAGTATTTCCTATCGTGGATGCTGACCTAGAAATAGTACAAGAGAATGTAAGACTATCTAAGCAGAAACAGAAAGCCCAGGACAAAAATCGCATATTCAATAAATCCTTTCGTGAACACGCTAGGATAGAAAATGCTGTAGAAGAATACAGCAAAGAATTAATAACGCTTTTTGAAAAGAATGAATTACATAAAACATTAAATAGTTTTGATATAAATAATAAAGCTGTTGGTGTAATACAATTCTCTGATGTCCATTTCAATGAACTTGTAGAATTAGAAAACAATAGATATGATTTTAAAGTTGCCTCCTCCAGAGTTAGGTATTTTGTCGATAGAGCTAGAATGTATTTTAAGACTGCGAATATTACGAATGTTGTGATGGCACTGACTGGCGATTTAATGAATAGTGACAGAAGACTTGACGAACTTTTGAATCAAGCCACGAACAGAGCTAAGGCTACATTTCTTGGGGTGGACATCTTGCAGCAAGCTATTATAGACTTAAATCAAGATTTTAATGTGACAATAGCATCTGTGGTTGGAAATGAGGGAAGGGCTAATAAAGAGATTGGATGGAGTACAATCGTTGCAACAGATAACTATGATTATACAATTTTCCAATGTTTAAGGTATTTATTTAGAGATAAAAGTATTAAATTTATACATGGAGATCCGTCAGAATTAATAATAAATGTCGCAGGACAAAATTTATTAATGCTTCATGGGCATGGTTCTCTAAAGGGAAAGTTAGACACTACAGTAAATCAAATCGCTGGAAGATACTCTTTAAAAGGAATAAAAATTGACTATGTTATATTTGGTCATATACATTCTGCTAGAGTAGGCGACAATTTTGGTCGGAGTTCATCAATGGTTGGGGCTAACGATTACTCAGAGAAAGCCTTAAATCTTAATGGTAGAGCTAGTCAGAATTGTTATATATTCTATGATAATGGGAATAGAGATGGAATAAAGGTTGATCTTCAAAATGTAAAAGATAATGGATATGACATAGATAAATCGTTGGAGGCATACAATGCGAAATCGTCAGAAAAAAGGAAAAAGAAAAGAACAATATTTGAAGTTGTCGTCTAAACATTGGACATCAACTACAACACCATTACCGAAATTTTATAAGTAGTGGATTTTTTAAACATACTAGAAACCTTTGGGCTTCCAGTTTTTATGGTAATAGCACTTGGGTTTTATATACAGAAACAAAATAAATTTATACAAGATGAATTACAGACAGAGCTAAGAGAATCTTTTGGTAGAGTTGAAAAAATAGTTATCGGATTGATAGATGCACAGAAAACTATGCAGCTAAACCAAGCAGAAATTATGGCTAGTTACAGAGCTATCGTTGAAATTTTAAGTTCAATGTCTGGTAATGGATTAAAAGACAAGTTTAATCGTAAATATTAATAAGGAGAAACTATGTTTGATACAATTTTAGGAGCAGTAGTAAATAATTCAGGACTAATAGTAGGTGGTGGAGCATCTGCTGTAGTATTATGGGTTTTAAAGAAAGTTCCGAATGAGCATTTATGTTCAGTGATAGAAACAACATTTGAAAGTTTAGGAAAAGTAATGACCCTTGGTCTAGGGAAGTGGAGTATGACCAAAAAAGTTTGGAATAGCACAATAGAACCATGGTTTGTAGACCTAGTTGATAATGTCTTTGGTTCTATGGTTAGAGGATTTATAAAGGGTTTGAGGAGTGATAATTAAATGGTTGGTAAATAAATTATTTCCCTTGATACAAATAGAGGAGTGGGTGATTAGATTGTTTCAAAGATTAGACAAACTTGAAAAAGATTCTCACCCACCTTTATTTGATAAGAATCAATTAAAGAAGATACATAAAAGGTTAGAGGATTTGGAAACTAAAGCATTTGTAGATAAGGTCAGTAAATATAATTTTTATGAGGGTTCGGATTAATGTCTTATAAGAGAACAACTACAAGAAAAAGAAAAACTGGTTTTACAAAAAATCTAAGACTAGATAATAATCTTGATTCTCATCATAAGCCAGTTAAGATAGGTGAAGATATTACTGGATTGCAGTTAGCAGATAAAGATGTTAAGATTGAAGGGGATTTGTTGTTAGCAGGTAATATAAAAAATGATGATAATGATAATCTTAATATTGATGGAGATGTAATTGTAGGTGGAGATTTGACTGTAACTGGAAATACTCTTACCTTTGGAAATGGGAAGATAATCCAGAATGAAACATCTAATACGATTGAGCTTACGACACCTATACTTTTAATAGATGGGGAAGAAGTAGGAGTAGGTAGTGATGCTATTTTAACACTCAGTAGTTATACTGGAAGTGATCCAAAAATCATATTTAAAGCAGGAGGTGATAATAAATGGGCTATTGGTCACGATGAAACTGATGATCATTTTAAATTTGATTTTGAAACAGGATTTATTGGTGCAGATACTAAGATGACATTAACTGGAGATGGCGATTTAACAGTTGTAGGAGATTTACAGGTCAATGGAGATGACATAAAATGTGATGGTGCTATGAACTTAGAAGCAGAGGGTGGTGCTATTACATTAGATGCTTCAAATGGAAATTTTCTAGCTAAGAAAGATGGAACAGAATTTTCAGTAGCAAATAGTGCTTATGCAGGAATGATACTTGGATATAGAATGATTGGGGAAGATGCAGCAGCAGCTACTTATGCCTTAACAACATCTATGGCTGTGCCTGATTCTGATATGACAGTAAGATTTAAAGCTCCCCCAAGTGGAGCAGTTGAGGTAATGGTTCAAGTATATTTAGACCAATTAAGTACAAGAAGGAACATAACATTTGGATTGTCAGATAATGCAACATATAATTCTATTGGAAATTCTTATGAGCATAGGGTTATGTCCACAGATGATAGAGAGAATGACACAGTTGTTCAGAATCATTGGACAATTACAGGATTAACAGCAGGAGATACTTATAATTATTGGTTTGGAGCTAAGACAAGTGGTGTTATAGCTACTTTAGGTTGGGGAGGAACATCAGCATCAGAGTATCCTGATTTTATTATGAAAGTAACAGCATTACCAACAGCAGTATCAGACTTTGCAGTATATGGATAAAGGAGAATAATGAGCTTAACAGGAAAAACATTAGCAGGAAGTTATAAAGACATACTACAAATGAATAATTCTAATAGTGGACTTACCACAGCTCTTAGGACTGTAGTAGATGGAGAAGGTACTGCATCGGCATTAATAATTTCAGACGATGCCGTTGGAGTTTTCCCCCAAAATGATGATACTACAGAAGCTTTAAAAGTTTTGAGTAGGGGTTTAGCTACTGTATTCAAAGTAGATACCACAAACCAGTTAGTAACGGCATCAGGGAATATTGTCAATACTCAGTATGCTAATTTTGGTTCAAGTAATATAGGGAATTTAGCTTTTTTAGCAAACACACATCACCCTATTGCTTTTGGAACTGCTACAGGACTTAGTGCTGATAATACAAATCTTTGTTCTTTTGGAACATCGACTGATCCTGCTACAACATTTACAACAGCAGAGGGAAATGCAACAAGAGCAAGTGATTTAGTTCCTGTTATGTGGCGTGTGCCTGATGCAATGTCTATTGATAGTGTAACATCAATAGAGGGAGCTGACACAGCAACAGGAGATACAACCCGTATGCATCTGCTCAGTTACGATTTCACAAGTGGCTCAACATCTGCACTTACAAGTGGAACATTATTAGCACATAATACTGATGTAACAAACGCAGGTAGTGAACAGGCATATTTAAGCAGTTGGACTGTTGATAGTGCAGCAGTTACAGCAGGGAAAGTAATTTTAGCATTTTTTAGATCAGATAGCATATCATCTGATTATTCGATA